ATGGCACGAGTATCGCGGAAAAAGCAAAATCTCCCTACCCCAGCAGTTGATACTCCTATCCGCCGCTGGAAAACCGCTCTTTATGTCCGCCTCTCCGTCGAGGATAACGGTAAAGGTTCGGACTCGATTGATAACCAGACCACGCTCCTTGAAGACTATGTTGCGTCACGCTCGTATCTTGAGAAGACGGCGCTGTTCGTTGACAACGGCTATACCGGAACCGATTTTCTCCGTCCAGAGTTTAACCGGATGATGGAAGCCGTCAAGATGGGCATTGTAGATTGCATCGTGGTGAAGGACTTATCCCGTCTCGGCAGAAACTATATTGAAACCTCTCAGTTCATTGAAAAGGTCTGCCCGTTCTTCGATTTGCGCTTTATCTCCGTCAATGACTCCTTTGACACTGCAACGGTAACGAGCGAAGGGCATTTGTCCGCTTCCTTGTCGAACATCGTCAATGATTTTTATGCGAAGGACATCTCGCGCAAGGTCACAACAGCCCTTCAAGCGAAGATGGAGCGCGGGGATTATATCGGAAACTATGCACCTTATGGTTATCGTAAAGACCCTGAGAACAAGAACCATCTTCTGATCGACCCTGAAACTGCGCCGATTGTTGTCCAGATATTCCAATGGAGAGCCGAAGGTGTCAGCTACATGGGCATCAACAAAAAGCTTAACGATGCCGGTATTCTTTCACCCAGTCAGCTCAAACGGGAGCGCGGGGTGGAAACGAACTTCAATAAGAAGGATCGGGTCATTCTGTGGAACAAACACATGATAACCGAAATTCTTCAAAACATCGTCTATATCGGGCATTTAGCTCAGAAGAAAGGCAGTCAGTGTCTCTATGGAAGCATCCCTTATCACATCACGTCCGAAGACGAATGGATCATCGCTAAAAACACCCATGAGCCACTTCTCAGTGAAGAACTTTTTGAAAAGGTGCAGGAGATCAACCGTGCAGCCGTAGAACGCACGAGAGCCAATTCAGGCAAGTACGATCATCTACCCAAAGCGAAAAATATCTACGGGAAGAAGTTTGTATGTGCCGAGTGCGGAGCAATTATGAAATTGCAACGTTCCATCAGCACGAAGAAGGACAAGGTGTATTTCACCTTCAAATGCCCGACCTACGCCGAGCATGGAACAAGAGGTTGTTCCGACGTGAAAATACGGAAGCAGGATCTTGACGATGCAGTTTTTTCCTTCATCAAGTCTCAGATGGAAGTATTCCTCGATATGGAGAAGACGCTTCATTCTCTGCTGGCAATGAAAAAAGTCATGATTAAGCAAGACAATACCGTTCAAGAGATACGGACACTGCGTCAAAAACTTGCGCAAAAACAGTCTCTCCTTAGCGGTATGTATGTTGATCTCAAGGAAGGATTGCTCTCTGACGCCGAGTACAGCCACCATAAAGAGATCGTCATGGAGGACATCCGGGCGATTGAGAGAAATCTATCCGAGCTGGAAGCGCCAAAGAATCAGACAGAGGAACAGATTACCGGCGAAATGAAGTGGAAGCAGATGATCCGCCGTTTCCACGACGCGACGGAAATCTCCGAAGAAATGGCGGACGCTTTCATCGAGACTATGGAAATTCATGAGGACGGCACATTGGAAATCAAACTCAGCTATATGGATGAGTTTGCAGCACTTACGAAGACTTGCGAGAAAATCAGGAAGGAGGTTGCTTGATGAAACAGCAAATCGCTATTTATCTGCGCTTGTCGCTTGAAGACGTTGACAAGCGCACAAACAAAGTCAAGGACGAGAGCAACAGTATCGCATCGCAGCGTATGCTCATCAATCGTCATCTGGATCAGAACCCGCTTCTCTGCGATCTGCCTCGTATAGAGTTCTGCGATGACGGTTTCTCCGGCACGAACTTTGATCGTCCTGACTTTGCAAAGATGATAGAGTGCGCAAAGCATGGAGAAATTAGCTGCATCGTAGTGAAAGACCTTTCCCGTTTCGGTCGAGACTATCTTGAAGTTGGTGACTATTTGGAGCATATTTTCCCGTTTCTCGGTATCCGCTTCAAGTCTATCAATGACCATTATGACAGCGCAAAACATGAAGGCAAGACTATCAGTATGGATATTGCCTTCAAGAACCTTATCTATGACTATTACAGCAAAGACCTGTCCAAGAAGGTCAAGTCTGCAATGGGAATGAAACAGGAGAAGGCAAAGTTTGTGAACACAGTCCCATACGGGTATAAAGCCGATCCTGCTGACAAGCATCACCTTATCATCGACGTGGAAACCGCTCCGATAGTCCGCCGTATTTTCATGGAAGTGATTGGTGGCAAGTCTTGCACACAGATTGCAAAGGAACTGAATACGGAGGGCATTCCAACACCCGCCCAGCATAAAGCCGTGTCCAGAAAGGCGTCTTCCAAGAAGCCCCAGTGGACACATCGCGGTATTCTGACTATGATAGAGAGCGTGAAGTACGCTGGAACAATGGTCAACCATATCCGCGAAAGCAGATTCATCCGTGACAAAAACCAGCGGCGCGTTCCCAAAGAAGAATGGTATATCCGCGAAAATGCGCATGAGGCGATTGTGACAAAGGATGAATACGAACAGGCACAAGAGGCAATCCAGAGGCGTAGAAAGTTTGTCCGAAGTTCCCATGACCAGTCAGACCGAGTTTACTTCTGCGCCCATTGCGGCGGAAAACTTGAGAAAGCCAATGGAACTGTATTTGCGTGTCCGTCCCATCGGTATCACGATGGCAGTCCGTGTGAAAACGTCCGCTGGCGAAAAAGCGCACTTGAAGAAATCGTCTTTGAAGCACTGAAAAGACAGATCGAGATCGTCAGTATTGAATCCGCAGCCGTCAGAAAAACAGCGAAAAGCAAAGGTGAAAGTCTGGAAAGACAGCTCGTCTTGCTGAAAGCTCAGTATGATGCCTGTGATCGTGAGAAGTTTACGATCTATGAAAACTACCGTGAAGGGAAGCTGACTCCGGAAGAGTATCTGTCCGGCAAAGACGCCCTTGCACAAAAACAAGCCGCCCTGAAAGAGCAGCTTGAATCCTGTGAAACCCAGCTTGAGGTCTTCCATCAGCAAAGTCTCGATGCAGAAGACCAGCATGAAGCAGCAAGCCGGATGACCGGCTTGCCCGATGACAAACTCAGAGAGCATCTGTATGATGCAGTTGAACGTGTACTTGTTTATGACGCTGAGACAATCGAAATTGTCTGGAAGTTCAACGAATCAAAAATCGACACCGATGAAAACATCGGAGTTGCGAATTGACTCCGGTGTTTCATTTCGTGGCAAATCTGTCGAATTTGCTCCTAAAATAACATAATCTATCGAAACCTCGTAGGCGCATCGTAGCACCGTCCGGAAAGCCCAGAGCCATTGATATTAAAGGCTTTTCGGATAGTTTGTAAAATTTTTTTGCACCTACTTGACATAAAGGGACGACCTCGGCCGCGTCGTGATCCCCAAGGAAATCCGCCGCACCCTGCGAATCCGCGAGGGCGACCCGTTGCAGACAGCATTGACATGGTGGGAAAGGTTTTGCTTTGCAATGGACGATTTAGCCAAACGGAACGGGTGGAGTTAGTACATAATGACGAAAGCGGGAGCGATGACCGTAGGTATCCGAGAGGGATGAGGCATGGAAACGAACCGCCCGGATCCATTGCAGCGCAATGGATCCAGGCGTCTTTTTCTGTTTCCATGAGGTCAGTAAGGGCAGCACATATCGTCTTATGCTAAGAACACCTTGAGCAGACGGCTGTTCAGCAAGCATTGTGTCAAGAATCGAGACAAAGCTACCAGTCTTCAATTTCCTCAACAGAAACAACAAATCCGAACCCATGACCAATCGGCAAAAGGTTCGGATTATATTGTTTTGGTGGAGCCGGAAGAGCGCTTGTCGAACCCTTCGCCCAGGGCCTCCTCAAGCAATTCCGCTTCGCTCTGCTCGCGGGTTTTCCCGTCTCGACTTACATTGTAATAGATCAACAGTTTGTCGTCAAATAGGAAAACTTTATGGACAAAACACTTGATAATTCTGCGGTGGTATTCTTCTTCGCTCTCACATTCCCAGGGCTCTGCGAACTGGGTAAGCAGGAACTCGATTTGGTCCGTAGTTATCACAAAGTCAGAGGCCTTTGCGATTGCGAGCTCTGCCTCGAGCGCCTCTTCTTCATTCTCGAGCTCTTGCAGTCTCGCAGGCAGCGTCTTTGTTTTGACGCCCGACTCGATGGCGTGCATGGTGTTCTTGATTGCCTTGCGGACGTCCTTCAGCTTGAGCTCGTAAAAGAGTACGTCGCTGTTGTCCTGACGGTACTCCATTTGCAGGTCATAGCATTTCTTCGCGATATGCTGAATGACCTCGGGCTGTAAGACTTCGGCGACTGTTCTCTCAACAACCTCGCGCTCAAGCCAGTCTCGCTTGACCGGCTTTTTCGTGCAGCCGCGTTTGGCTCGTGACTCCTGGCAATAATAGTAGTACCACTTATTTCCTGACTTGCCCGTACCGCTCACACCTACGAGAGGTTTTTGACAATGCCCGCAAAAGGCTTTGCCGCTCAGCAGGTACTCAGCCTTTGGCTCTTTTGGTCTCTTGGCGGTTTTACGCTGCGCAGCTTCAAGCTGTGCAAGATGAAAAGTGTCTTTCGAGATGATCGCGGGAATCCCGTCCTCTATCGTTATATCATCGTATGTATAAACGCCGATATAGCGTTTATTCCTGATGATATGGGTGACGCTGTTCTTGTTGAAGAGCTTGCCTTGCGCAGTCCTAAAGCCGCAGTCATTGAGATACCTGCAAATATCGGCATGGCTCTTTCCTTTGATATACATGTCGAAAACCGTCTGCACGGCCTTCGCGCCTTCTGGCTCGATCACGAGAGATTTGTCTTCCGCGGTTCGGTACCCCAGGCAGCGTCCTGCGCCTGTGCTATGGCACTTCAAGGCGCTCTCACGCATTCCGCGCTTTATCTTTCGGCTAAGCTCGGCTGAGTAGTATTCGGCCCAGCCTTCCATGATGCTCTCGAGGATAATTCCCTCGGGTCCCTTTGGAATGTCAGTCGTTGCGTATCGCAGCTCGACGCCGTTTTCTTTTAACTTGTGCTTGTAGATCGCGCTGTCGTATCGATTACGGGCAAAGCGGTCCGTGTGGTACAGAATGATGACGTCAAATATATGTTTTTCGCTGTCGTCGATCATCCGTTGAAACTCTCGCCGGTTGTCCGTCTTGCCAGAAATCTTCCGGTCAATATAGGTTCCAACGATTCGGAGATCATGCAGCTCGGCGTATTTCGTACACTCTCGGACCTGCCCCTCGATCGACTGCTCTGTCTGATTTGGTCCAGGGCTGTACCTGGCATATATCACTGCTCGCTGCATGGAATCACCTCAGGAAGACGAACTCATTGTGATAGGCCAGCATATCGCGATTTGGCGCGAATCTCTTTGGCCTGATGATTTTTGTACCCTCTACGCCAAGCAGCCAGTCTCTTGTATTCTGGTCGTCATAGCTGTCCTTCACATAGTCCGAGACCTGAATCGTAAGATCAGGCAAGACTGTCATAAGCCCTTGATCGAAAGCGCGGTCATAGAACGCATTGAGCAAGAGACCATTTGCGGGATTCGCGCGCTCGCTCTTGTCGCATACATAGTACGGCTTGATATGACTCGCGATCACCATTTGCGGTATGCTCTGCCCCGTGATACAGCATCGACCTTCATATGCTGAAATGACCGACTTTCGGAAGAACTTCCGCGCCTGCTTATCTGCGATCTCAGCATAGCTCTTCTTTCGGTGCGGGTCTCCATTATAGACTGGTTCAGTCAGGTCAAAGAGCGGCAGTCCGACAATGCTCTCGGCCTTCATGCTTAGCCCTTCCCAGTCTTTCGAGAATTCTTCATAAATCTCTCGGTCGAGCTTCGAGATTCCGCCCCAGAGTCCCACGCGCCCAGTTGCCAGGAAGTCAGGGTCCAGCGCCGCAAGGTTGCAAATCTTCATTTTGAGCGCCGCGGGCGATCGGCCTATTATCTCCGCTGCATCTTTGATCGTTCGGTTGCTGTTGTTCAGCTTCGAGAAAGGAATCACGCAATAAAGCGCGTAGGCCACAATGAGCTCCTCTCTCGTCCACGGTTTGCCCCTCGCCATTTAGCGAACCTGACCCAGGAACGCGATAGCTTTGCCGATGATACGGATGTTTCCCAGCTCAGCACCCTCATATTGCAGGACTGGGAACAGAGGATTCTCGGGGCGAAGTTCAATGCGGTTCGGGTACTTGTAAACACGCTTAAGAGTTGCTTCGTTGTCAATGACGACCGCTGCGATCTCGCCGTTATCCACGTCGGGCTGCTCTTTGATAAAGACCAGGTCGCCGTCAAAGATATGCGCGTTAATCATGCTGTCACCCACGCAGCGAAGAGCAAAATCAGCGTGAACACGCCGATCAAGCTCCGCGTAGCCCTCGATATTCTGCTTCGCAAGAATCGGCTCGCCGCAAGCGATTTTACCGACGATCGGCAAAAGCCGAGAGTCGGGCATGGGTTCAATGTTCTTGTAGGTAAGGTTGGACGTTATGCCGTCCATCAAGTAGTCGACTGTCGTGCCAAGTACGTTAGCGAGCTTTTGCAGCCGCAGCGCGCTGATATTCTCAATATCGCCGTTCTCCCATTTACGCACAGTGCTCTTCGCAACGCCCACGAAGTTACCAACGTACTCGAGAGTCAGGTCACAGGCTTTGCGCCTGTCATGGATTCGCTCGCCCATAGTCATAAATGTCACCGCCCTTGTCAGTCTAATCCCTATTATAACGCGCAAGTGTCAAAAAGGAAACACTTTTTTCTCGAAAACAGAAAAAAGTTTCCTTTAGGGGTTTACAAATCCAAAATGATGCGCTATGATTGAGTAGCCTTAAGGAAACTTTTTAGAAAGGAGGACGCCTAAATGCTCAATGCTAATGCTCTTCGCGCCTCTATGGTTGAGAACAACTGCAGCGTCAGAGAGCTCGCAGAAATCTGTGGTCTCAAGCCTAAAGCCTTTTACCAGCGCTTGAATGGCCGTGTTGATTTTCGTGTTGGCGAGATCATCAAGTGCTCCGGACGCTTGCATCTCTCCGTGGAAAAACGCAATCAGATTTTTTTTGCGGAGGAAGTTTCCTAAAGGAAACAAATGCCCGCCGGGGCAACTTTAGAGCAGACCGAGAAACTGGCGTGCACACAGATTCTCGATTATGCAAAAACCTTTTTTCAAGACCCTAAAAACCAACAAGCCTTTCAAATATGGCTCAAATCTAAGGAGGAACGACAAAATGGCAACGATCAAAGTTGAGGTCACCTATGACCCGAAAAAAGAAACTCTGAGTCAGGCGCTCGCCAGTCTTCTGACTGAAAAGCCTGAACACACAGAGATCACCGCACAGATGTCTCTTTTCGATAACCCCGCCCCCACGGAAACACCTACCGCCCAGACCTCCACCGAGGCACCTCAGGAGTCCCCTGCGAAGTCCGCGTCCGAGGCCCCTGATACTAAGCCTACTGAGGAGAAGACGATCTCTAAGGCTGACGTAAGAGCCCTCGCGGTCAAGCTCTCTAAGAATGACAAGGCCGCCCTCAAGGCGATCTTCAAGGAGCTTGGCGTCGCAAACCTGTCCGCTGTCAAGGAAGAAGACTACCCCGTCTTCTATGAGAAGTTGGTGGCTGCGAATGGCTAAACATGCTCTCTTATCCGCCAGCGGCGCGCATCGGTGGCTCCTGTGTACGCCGAGCGCCCAGCTCGAGCAGAAGTTCCCCGCATCAACCAGCGCTTACGCCGAAGAGGGAACGGTTGCGCACGCTCTCGCAGAGCTCACAACGCGCTACTTCCTCGGTGAGCTTGACGAGGTCTCCTATGAAAATCAGATCAAATCCGAGTTCGAGCCGAACAGCTATTACAATGCGGAAATGCGTGAGTGCGCGGTCGCCTATGCGAAGTTCGTGGCGGGCCGGCTCGCCGAAGCGAAGAAGACTTGTCCCGACGCAATGATTATCCTCGAGACTCGTCTCGACTTCTCGAAGTATGTGCCTGGCGGCTTTGGTACCGGTGACTGCGTGATTATCGCCGAGCCGATTCTCGACGTGATCGACTTTAAGTATGGCAAGGGCCATCGCGTCGAGGCTGAGGATAATCCACAGATGCAGCTCTACGGCCTGGGCGCGCTTGAGCAGTTTGGCGATCTCTATGAGATCAAGACCGTTCGTATGACGATCTTCCAACCGCGCCTCTCTGGTATCGAGGATTCTTCTGAGAAGACCGTCAAGGAGCTTACCTCCTGGGGCAAGAGCTACGTCAAGCCGAGAGCAAAGCTCGCAGACAAGGGCGAAGGCGACTTCGCGCCAAGCGAAGAAGCCTGCCGTTTCTGCCGCGCAAAGAATCAGTGCCGCGCTCGCGCCGAAGAGAACCTCAAGCTCTTTGACGAAAGCCCTGACCCGTTGCTCATCTCTCCCGAAGAGGCAGGCGCGATTCTTGCCAAGTCCGCAGATATTGAAACCTGGCTCAAAGACCTGCGCGAGCTTGTGTCTGGCGCGCTGACCGCCGGTGAAACGGTAACCGGCTGGAAAATGGTCGAGGGCCGCAGCAACCGCAAGTTCGCAGATGAGGACAAGGTTGTCGCAGCTATGAAGGCCGCCGGCTATGACGAGTCTCTTCTTTACGACCGCAAGCTCATCACGCTTACGCAGATGGAGCGCGACTTCGGCAAGAAGACCCTCGCTGAGGTTCTCGGCGACTTGATCGTCAAGCCGCAGGGCGCGCCGACGCTTGCGCCTGAATCGGACAAGCGACCCGCGTATCGCTTTGAAGATCAGGTCCTCAAAGCCTTTGACGAGTAAGAGGAGGAAACGACAATGACGCAATCGAAAAGCCGGCGGCTCCTGTATCAGCAGGCACGCTTGATTCGTATTCAGTGGGCCGTCATTCTGGCGCTCGTCTGCACGATCATTCTCATGGCGATTTTCCTGCCGAAGGCAAAAGCCGTTGAAGAGACTGCAGCTCCGACCTTAGAGCTTGAGCCCACGTCGTATGTGACACCTGAGATCATGCCCGAGCCTATTATCGAGACTGAGCCCGTTCTCGAAGAGCTTGGCGAGTTCCGTCTGACCGCGTATTGCGCTTGCCGCAAATGCTGCGGGAAAGACCCTGGCGACTTTGGTTATGGCGTTACCGCGTCTGGCGCGGTCGTCGAGGCCGGCCGAACGATTGCAGTCGATTCCTCTGTTATCCCTCTTGGCTCTGAGATCGTGATCGACGGGCATACATACGTTGCCGAAGACACGGGCAGTGCAATCAAGGGGAACCGCATTGACATTTACTTCGATACCCACCAGGAAGCATTAAATTTCGGCGTTCAATATGCCGACGTCTACATTATTAAAAATTAAAAGGAGATTTTTACAATGGCTACTGCTACTCAGATCACTACCGGTCGCGTTCGTTTTTCCTACGTCAACGCCTTTACCCCTCGCGCCGCTCAGGAAGGCGCTCAGCCGAAGTACAGCGTGACCCTGCTGATTCCGAAGACCGACAAGAACACGATCGCGAAGATCAAGGCGGCAATCGAGGCCGCGAAGACCGCCTACCTGCAGAAGCACTCTGGCAAGAAGTTGCCCTCCGCTCTGAAAACCACTATGCACGACGGCGACGGCGAACGTCCGAACGGCGGCGAGTTCGGTCCTGAGTGCAAGGGTCACTACGTTATGACCTGCAGCTCCAACAACAAGCCTGTGATCGTCTATGCCGACAAGACCCCGATCACCGAGGCGAGCGAGCTCTATTCCGGTTGCTACGGCCGCGCGATCGTCAACTTCTATGTCTACGACACGAACGGCAACAAGGGTGTTTCCGCCGGCCTGAACGGCATTATGAAGCTCAGTGACGGCGAGCCTCTGTCTGGCGGCGTCGTGACTGACTCCGACTGGGACGATGACTTCGAGGACGAAGACGACGATCTCCTGAACTGAGCCCATGAAGATCGTCTGGCACACGATTCCCGACTTTCCTGAGTACGAGATCAATCGCTTAGGAGAGATTCGGCGCAAGAGTACGGGGCGCGTGTTAAAGCCTTTTGACGATCGGCGCGGTTATCTGCGAGTAAGCCTGAACGGCTGCAATGTAAAGGTTCACTTGCTCGTCGCAAGAATGTTTGTGCCGAATCCGCACGGTTATCCCGTTGTAGACCACAAACGCGGCAATAAGCATGATAACCGCGCCAGCCAGCTCGAGTGGTGCACGATCGCGGAAAATACGCGACGCGCCCACGCCCTCGGGCTTTACCCCCCCCCGCAATAGCAAGAAGGGAGCGAGCACATGAAAACTCTCGCAATCGATATTGAAACCTACTCCTCGGTCTCTCTTCAAAAAGCCGGTGTCTATGCCTATGCGGCGAGTTCTGATTTTGAGATTCTTCTCTTTGGCTACGCTTGGGACGACGGTCCTGTCGAGGTTATCGACATGGCGCAAGGCCAGAAGCTACCCCAGGAGCTCCAGGACGCCCTGTATGACCCCGAAATCCTTAAGACAGCATTCATGAACGGACTTGTCTGAGCGCGTTTATGGGCCGCGTGACTCCTGCAGATCAATGGAGCTGCACTGCAGTCATGGCTCGCGAGCTTGGCTTGCCTGGCAGCTTGGAAGCTGTTGGCGAAGTGATCGGCTTGCCTGAGGACAAGCAGAAGTCGAAAACGGGCAAAGCCCTGATTCGGTACTTCTCAATTCCCTGCAAAGCTACAAAGGTCAATGGCGAGCGCACGCGCAATCTTCCTCACCATGACCCCGAACGGTGGAATCTCTACGTTGAGTATAACCGTCAGGACGTCGTGACGGAGCGCGCGATCAGGAAGCGCCTGCAGAAGTTCCCAGTAATTCCCAGCGAGCATGATCTCTGGATAATCGACCAGCATATCAACGACCGCGGCGTCGGCGTTGATACGGTCCTTGCGGAAAATGCGGTTGCGATCGATCAGATCGTAAAAGCGCGGCTGCTTGACGCCGCAAAGGAATTGACGGGCCTTGATAATCCAAAGAGCGCCGCGCAGCTTAAGTCCTGGATTGAGGAGGTCTCTGGCTTTGAAGTAGAGAGCCTCAACAAAAAGATGATCGGTGACGTTCGCAGCGGCACCGACAATGAGGAGGTTCATGCAATGCTCGACATTCGTCAGGGCCTTGCGAAGACCTCAACTGAAAAATACAACGCGATGCTCCGCACGGTTTGCCCTGACGGTCGCATCCGAGGCCTGACTCAGTTCTGCGGCGCCGCGCGCACCGGACGCTGGGCCGGGCGTTTGGTGCAGATGCAAAACCTGCCGCAAAACAAGATGCCTGACAGCGAGCTCGACGCCGCGCGGCGCTTGGTTCGTGAAGGTGATCTTGAGACTCTCGAGATGCTCTTCGATGATACAGCAGGAACGCTGTCCCAGCTCATTCGTACAGCTTTTATCCCTAAGCCTGGCTGCAGGTTCATCGTGGCTGACTTCTCCGCGATCGAGGCGCGCGTGCTCGCCTGGCTCGCAGATGAAGAGTGGCGCATGGACGTTTTCAACACGCACGGCAAAATCTATGAGGCCTCGGCCGAGCAGATGTTTCACTTGCCGAAAGGGTCCGTCAAGAAGGGCGACCCGATGCGTCAGAAGGGTAAAATCGCTGAGCTTGCCCTGGGCTATGGCGGCTCCGTCGGTGCCATGAAGAGTATGGGCGCTTTGGCGATGGGCCTTGAAGAATCTGAGCTCAAGCCGATCGTCAATAGTTGGCGCGCGGCGAATAAGTCGATCACGAAGTTCTGGTGGGACACAGACGCGGCCGTTCGTCGGTGTATTACGACGCAGGCCCCTGTCGATCTACCGCACGGCATGAGACTTCGCAAGCAAGGACCGCTCATGCGTCTGCGCTTGCCGAACGGTCGAGAGCTCAGCTACGTCAAGCCCCGCGTCGATGGCGACGACAATATCACCTATGAGGGGACAATTCAGTCCTCGGGCGGCTGGGGCCGTATTGAGTCCTACGGACCGAAGTTCGTGGAGAATATCGTTCAGGCTACCGCCCGTGACTGCCTGGCTGAGGCTATGTTTAGGCTTGAGGCCGCCGGCTTCCCGATCGTCTTCCACGTTCACGACGAAGTGATTTGCGAGGTTCCGATCGGCGTCAGTTCTGCCGAAGAGCTTGGCGCGCTCATGGGCCAGCCGATCTCCTGGGCCCCGAATTTGCCGCTTCGCGCCGACGCCTATGAGTGCGAGTATTATCGCAAGGACTAATTTGGAGGAAGAACAGTGACTAAGAAAATCTTATTAAAATGGCTCGAAGGGCAAAAGAATAAGGCCCTTAAGCAAGTCAACGCGCAGGAGAACGCAGCGTGCGCGGCGTTACTCGCAGAAAAACTTGAGCGTACGAAGTTCGCCGAGATGGTTGCGTATGTCGAGCCCCGTTTGACCGAGGTCTATGACTATATGATGGACTGGCACAAGAAAAACGAGGAGCTTGCAGGCCCCCTGTCTATGAGCTGGGGTACAATCCTGTACTCAATTCAAAACGTACTTCTTGCGCGGGTCCCTATGGCCGAAAAGCTGCAAGAGACAGAGCTGCGCGAGGCCCAGGTCGACAGAGACCTCAAAAAGCGTTTTTCCGATATTCGGCGCGAAGTTGAGAAGACCTACTACAACGTTGCGCTGAACGTCAATGCTCTCGCGAACGCAAAGCTCGGTCTTGAATATCTCTCGGGTCTCGGTTTTGACCTATCTGGTCTTATTGCCGAGCAGGAGCAGCCTGTTGAGAAAGCGCTCGCAGTTCCTATCAACACCAGTTTTTTGCTGATTATGCCGAAGGAGGTACACAATGAATCTGAAACAGTTTGACAAGATCGTGACTGACCAGCTCTCCCGCAGCGAGCTCGTCCTCATGGGTAAAGGTACCGAATACGCCGAAGAAGCGACCGACGAAACCGAAGTCGACCGTCTGGCGCATTTTAAGAAGGCCGCGGCTCTGCAGGATATGACGACCGCGCAGGCCGCTTTTGGGATGCTGAGCAAGCACCTTGTTTCTGTCGCCGATATGGTCGGCTCTCGTCAGTCCTATCCGCTCACGCAGTGGAATGAGAAGATTACCGACAGTATCAACTATCTGCTGATTCTGCGGGCAATCGTTGAGGAAGGAAGGTCCGCATGAAAAGCATCGAAGTTGCGGTCTTAAATCCTGAAGTTATTCCTTCGGCTGAGAAGATGATGGTTTGCGCTGCGCGTCTTACGCAGCGCGGCCACAAGATCAAAAGCCTGGACGACTTCATGGCGCTCTATAACAAGAGCTACACCGAGGACACGGTGACCACAATGACAAAACTGCCGCACCCGACAATTCAGAAGTTCGGCGCGATCAACGTTGTCATTGTCGGCGCGAGTCGTCGCTTCCTGGCGCAGATCACGCGCCACCAGAACGAAGTCAAGTTCATGTCTGCCTCGCTGCAGTACAGCGACTACTCGGACGACGCTGCCTTCGCGATTCCCTATGAGGTCATGGAGCGCGGTGAAGAAGAGACGTATTTGACTTCCTGCAAGCTGAACATGGCAAACTACGCCGAGGCCGTCAGGTATGGGCTTGACAATGACGCCGCCGGTTATATGGCTCCGCAGGGCCTTCGCAATGTTCTGATTATCAGCGCAACGCCCTATCAGTGGAAGCACATTATCGGCCAGCGTACTTGTCGGCGCAATACGTCCGAGACTCGCCTGGTTCTGCTCAAGGTTTGGGACGAGCTTTATAAGCTGAACCCGCTGCTTTTCTCTCGAGCAACGACTGGCCCCTTCTGCATGAGAGGTGCTTGCAAGGAAGGCAAAATGGGCTGCAAGAATCCTATGCCGTACTTAACGCCGAGTGAGCTGCTGCGGCTTGATTATCCCTTACTCTTCAGGGAAGAAGGTGCGACCGATGCAGGTTAAGCTCATCGATCATGGCGTGCCCGCGGATATGCTGCCAAAGAGAGCCTACGCAAACGACGTCGGCGCGGACGTGTACGCGCTTAAAGACCGTATCATTGAGGTCGGTTGCTCTGCGGTGATCGGGCTTGGCTTTGGTCTTGATCTTCCTGCCGGCTTCGGCGCGTTTATCTTTCCGAGATCGAGCCAGACCGCAAAGGGCGTTGACTGCAAGCTCCCCCCGCTTGACCCTGGCTATACCGGGGAAATGCACGCAGTCATTCATAACGGCGGTCATGAGGCTTATCACATTTACCGCGGCGACCGTATCGGCCAGTTGGTCGTGCTGCCAGTCGTGACTCCTGACTTCGTGCTTGATCTCAGCGAGGCTCGCGGTAACGGCGCGTTCGGCTCCACCGGCAAATAAAATCTTGCCCTTCCTCCTGGGGCTTTGGCCCTGGGAGGAGGAGCTGAAACGGAGGTGACTCATTTGGAACGAGTCAGCAAAGATGAATACTATTTGAACATTGCCGCGGCCGTTGCCGCGCGATCGACCTGCTTGCGAAAACACTACGGCGCGGTGATCGTGAAAAACGATGAAGTCATCGCGACCGGCTATAACGGTTCTCCGCGCGGCGAGGCGAATTGCTGTGATACCGGCGTTTGCTACTGCCGATCGCATGAGCTGCCGCTTGACGAGACTGCCGCCGCGCACGGTTCGCAATACGGCTCTTGCGTGGCGGTTCATGCTGAGCAAAATGCGATCATCAGCGCGTCAAGGCAAGAACTCCAAGGCTCTACGCTCTATCTGGTTGGCTATGACCCCAGGACAAAGAAATGGATTGAGGCAAAGCCCTGCAATATGTGCGACAGAATGATTCGCAATGCAGGCATTTTAAGAGTTGTGCGAAGGGAGATTGACGAATGACAGCAGTTCAGTACGACGGTCCTATCACGATTGCGGTCGGGCAATCTCGGCGCTCTACTCAGTGGCAAAACCGCGATCTCATGTGGTCGCAGCTTGTCAACCGTCTCGAAATCCCTGAACGGACACAGGAGTCTGCGAAAGAATATAAGGCCTTGCCGAAGGCTCAGCGCGATGAGATCAAAGACGTCGGTGGCTTTGTCGGTGGCGTGCTCAAAGGCGGTCGTCGTAAAGCTGACGCGATCACTCAGCGCCGACTCCTGACCTTAGACCTTGATGAAGTACCGGCCGACGCCGACCCCTGGGACACGGTTGTCCTGGTCCTCGGCTGCGCCGCCGTTCTTTATAGCACGCATAGTCACCGGCCAGATGCCCCGCGCCTTCGTCTGGTTATGCCGCTCTCGCGCGCGGTCTCACCCGAAGAATACGCGGCAGTTGCGAGAAAGATCGCGCAGGACATCGGTATCGACATGTGCGACGATACCACCTATGAGCCACATCGGCTTATGTACTGGCCCTCGCTCTCCTATGATGCCGAGTATCGGTATGAGTTCTCTGACGGCCCCTGGCTTGACGTAGACGAGCAGCTCAAGCGCTATGTTGACTGGCATGACCCCACGGAGTGGCCGGTCTCCTCACGACGGGCCGAGGCGCTTCACCGACTTGCTAAAAAGCAAGGAGACCCTACCGCAAAGGACGGCGTCGTCGGCGCGTTCTGCAGTACATATTCTGTTGAGGACGCAATCGCGGAGTTCTTGCCTGATGTTTACGAGAAATGCGACGACGGCCGCTATACCTTCAAGGGCGGCTCCACGACCGGCGGCTTGGTCCTTTACGATAACGGTCTCTTCGCGTACTCCCATCATGGCACGGACCCCGCGAGCGGAAAGCTCTGTAATGCTTTTGACCTTGTTCGTATTCACTTATTCGGCAATGAAGATGACGCTGCCGCACCTGGAACCCCGAGCAGCCGTCTCCCGTCGTTCGTTGCAATGGCTGACGAGGCTTTGCAGATTCCCGAGGTTCGCGAGGAGCTTGCAAGAAAGCGTTTGCAGAAGATCAGCGCGCAGTTTGACGAGGACGGCGCCTCTACCGATGAAGGCGAAGAAGATATGAGCTGGACTCGCGACCTGACTCTTACCAAAACGGGAAAATGCGAGGCCACGATCGAGAATGTCAGAATCATCATGGAAAACGACCGCCGCTTAAAGGGCCGCTACTTCTACGACACCTTTAAGGAGCGCATGACCGTCTGCGGCGACTTACCGTGGATTAAGCTCAGCGCTCGACTCTCGAACGCCTGGAACGACGTTGACGACGCAGGTCTTCGCAATTACATCGAAAAGCGTTACACGATCGCGAATGTCTCGAAGATCGTCGATGCGGTTGCGCTTGCGATGCTTAAATGCTCACGGCATCCTGTCCGCGAATATTTGGAGGGTCTCACCTGGGACGGAACGCCCCGTGCGGACACGATCTTCATTGACTACCTCGGCGCCGAAGATACTGAGTACACGCGAACGGTCACCCGCAAGGCTTTGATCGGCGCGGTTGCCCGTGTGATGCAGCCTGGGTGTAAACACGATCACATTCTTGTCCTGGTCGGCCCTCAGGGCTGCCGCAAGTCTACGACTCTTGCCAAGCTCGGTAAGTCCTGGTTTTCTGATTCCTTCTATACCGTTCAAGGTAAAGAGGCGTACGAACAACTTCAAGGCTTTTGGCTTATTGAGATGGGAGAAATGGCCGCGACCCGAAAGGCTGAGCTTGAGCAGATCAAGCAGTTTGTCTCTAAACAGTCAGATAGCTACCGCGCGGCGTATGCGCGTCGAACGCAAGAGCGCCCGCGGCAATGCGCCTTCTTTGGTACGACCAATGATGATGAATTCCTGCGAGACGCGACAGGTGGCCGCCGTTTTTGGCCTGTTACGGTCACGGACAAGGGCCGAGAGACAGGTGATTACTTTACGCCTGAGATCGTCGATCAGGTATGGGCGGAGATCATGGTTCGGTATAATGCCGGTGAAGTCTGGTACTTGAATGACGCGAAGATTGAGGCTGAGGCGCGGGCAATTCAGGACGAGCATACTGAAATGAACGGCAAGCAAAGTCTCATTGAGAAATTCGTCAATACGCTCTTGCCAGAAGACTGGGCCTCGAGAGACCTCGAGCAAAGACTTGCTTTTTGGGCGGACGGCTTTTCTGACGAACAGCCGCAAGGGACGGTACCTCGCAGGTATGTGTGCGCTATGGAAATTTGGCGAGAGCTCTTCGGCGGCTCAGTTCGTGATTATACGCCGGCGCAGGCTCGTGAGATCAATTCCATGCTTAAGCGACTGCCTGGCTGGCGGCCTATATCGAGTATTGATTGCGGCCCGATTTATGGAAAGCAAAGGGGCTTTGCCAAAATCCTTTAACAGCAGAACCCCGGGATTTAACAGCAGAACGACCCGATTTTACAGCGGAGTTACAGCAGTTTGGCGGCCTTAGCTTACAGCAGATACAGCAGTTGCCAAAAATTACTGCTGTTCAAAAAAGTCAGTGATTGCAAGCAAAACAGCAGTTACAGCAAAATAAACAATTATCTATATAAGGGTAAAAAATTAAGAAATTTAAGAGGAAAATATACCCATATATCTCTATAAATCCTTAATTACAATGTCCTATATAGAAAATGCGCTGTTTTCGCTGTAACTGCTGTAGGAGGTAGCTTTGAAAGAATCAACAGTAGAAAGGAATATCCGCCGACAAGTCGAGGGCCTCGGGGGCGTGGCTTGGAAGTGGGTAAGCCCCGGACGTCGGGGCGTGCCTGACCGAATCTGTATTTTGCCTGGGCCCCATATCATTTTTGTCGAGCTTAAGCGCCCAGGCTTGAACGACGGACGGAGCGAGCAGCAAAAGAAGGTCTTTCGCATTTTGGAGGGGCTGGGCTGTCACGTCTGGCTGATCGACGACGCAGAAGTCTTTCGTCAGCGGCTTATTGAGATCGGGGTGCAGGCATGAAATATACGCCCTACCCCTATCAGGCTTTTGCTGAGAAGTTTGTCCTTGAGCATAAGGCCGCGGGTCTGTTCCTCGATATGGGCCTCGGCAAGACGGCGATCACGCTCTCGGCGTGTGAGAAATTGCTGCGAGACTATTTTGAGACAAGCAAGGTCCTTGTGATCGCGCCGCTCCTTCCTGCGAGAGAGACGTGGCCCGACGAGCTGGCAAAGTGGGACCAGCTCGAGGGCTTGACGTATTCCCTGATTATCGGCACGGCGCAGGAGCGAATTGACGCGCTGCATACTGACGCCGATTTTTATATCGTCAATCGTGAAAATGTCGTCTGGCTCGTCGACTATTACAAAAAGAAGTGGCCTTTCGATATGGTCGTAATCGACGAGTTATCGAGCTTTAAGTCCAGTAAGGCGCAGCGCTTTAGGGCTCTTCGGAAAGTCCGAAAATATATCGACCGAATTGTCGGTCTTACGGGTACGCCGGCCCCGAATGGGCTACTCGATCTTTGGTCTCAGGTTTATCTCCTGGACGAGGGCGCGCGGCTTGGTCGAACATTGTCGGCCTATCGCGATACCTACTTCACGCCTGGCAGACGCGGGCCGAATGGAATCGTCTATGACTGGAACTTGAAGGACGGGGCCCGTGAGGCAATCTTTGCGAAACTGAGCGATCTCTGTATCAGCATGGAAACGACGGGCCTTCCTGAACGGCTTACGATTCCCCATGAGGTCAAACTCTCAGAAAAAGCAGCGGCTATGTACCAACAGCTTGAAAGGACTATGCTGCTACCTTTTGCAGACGGCGACGTCGATGCGGCAACGGCTGCGATCTTGACAAATAAGCTCTTGCAGTTGGCCGGCGGCGCAGTCTACGACGAGAACGGTAAGGCCCAGATCGTCCATGACCAAAAGCTCGAGGTCTTAGACCAGCTTATCGAAGAGGCGAACGGTCAACCGGTTTTGGTGTTTTACAACTACAAGCATGAGCTTGATCGGCTGCAAGCGCGGTACCCTCAGGCCGTTCATGTAAAAGAGGAGAATGTCGTTAAGCGGTGGAACGCTAAGGAGATTCCGATTCTTCTCGCAAATCCCGCAAGCGCCGGTCATGGTCTCAATTTACAGTTCGGCGGTCATATCGCGATTTGGTATATCGCAGCAAGGTTGCAAGGGCTTTTCCCTGCGGGCGCAGCGGTCTCGGTTACGGTCGATATTTCTGCTGTTGAGGCTTGACCTTTGCTGTATCGCCCTACAGCAAACAGCAGTCTTACAGCGGAGGGAATTATCTCTCTGCTGTAAGACGAAAGCCTTGCTATTACTGGCTTTTTGACTCTTTACAGCAGATACAGCAGATTTTCTATATAAGGGATAAGAATTAAGAAAAACCGTTATAGAATTATAATTTGGTTGCTTAATTTTAATATTGTATATAGAAAATCCGCTTTTTTGTTTATTTCGTTTATTCCGCTGGAGAAGGAGGTTGACATGGCGAAAAGTAAAAAGCACGGGCCGGCTCAGAAGTCGAAAAGCTCCTACGCCCAGGAACTGCAGATGAAGAAACAGCTCGGCGCGAATATCATAGCGGACTGGACCGCGCAGCTCTGCCTCGACACAATGGCTATTGTCCTCAATGACCCCGAGGTCATGGGCCATAGCGCGCTCGGCTCGAAACGGCTTATGCGCGTCTGCGAGGCCTTCAACGAGTTATTCGATAAGACTCGGCTTGCTCTCTCTAAGAGCAATGAGGCCGAATACTGGCGCGTAAAGATCGACCAGGCGCAAGAGCGCATCTTCGGTCCCGATTATCTTCACTGGCAAGAGCGCTATTCCTACTGGGACGAGCGCGACACCTATTAAGGAGGAAAGAGCATGGCTCGATTGACAAAGAGAACGCCGTCCGGCTGGGCGCTTGCTGCGCCGTGCGCACCTGGGGTCCCTCTGGCGGCGCTCGCACGGTATGAGAATATCGGCAGCGCGCACCAGTTTAGGCATCTCAGCGAGCTCAACACGCCGAAGAGCCCTTACCCTGACGGTGATACAAGCATTTTGGAGTGTCCGTGCTGCGGGAGCGGTGAGTGGCTTCATAATGCCGACGAGAGCGAGGCCAACTTCTGCGGGCAATGCGGGCAGGCGATCGACTGGACCAAGCCTGAGGTTCATTGCGAAGACTGTGAGCATTTGACTTTTTCCGACTGCTATGGCGAGTGCGGAAAAGGCTATAAGGGAATCGTTCAGCCTGGGGACTCTTGCGGGAAAGGCGAGCATAAGTAAAGAGACCTTGACAGTCTCTTTCTTTTCGGCGGTTTTGCCTACTAATTTCAGTAAATCCTCGAGCGCTTTGTCAGCATACGAAACTTACTAAATACGATAAAATCATAATTGTTGAGAGCAATAAACCACAACAATTACGGAGGTATTTATCATGCTGAAACTTAAGGACATTCTCGCCGCTGCAAACGCTAAGGTCGCCGAGTATATGGCGCAGGGCTATATGATCTCCTGGATGAACGCTTCTTTCGGTTATAAGTTCCGCGTGGACCTTGAGAAAAACGGCGATTGCGTCCGCGTCAAGGTCGACAGCTTCCACAACTGGGAACGCGCTTCGAGCATTGAGGGTCTGACCCTGCAGGTCGTTCGCATTGCTCGCGCCGACGTTTTTGAAGATCGTGACGTTGAGCCCCTCTACTCCAAAAACTTCTACGACCTGTCCCGTTACGGTCGTGGTCAGGCCTTTACCGAATCCCTCGAAGAAAAGCAGGCCGCTTGCGATAAAGTCATTGCGAGATACCTTGCATCTGATCGTGATACCCGCACCGAGCTCCAGCCTTCCGCAGCGCTTATTCGCTCGCTGAAACAGCGCAAGGGCTTCACCAACGCGACTCGCAATAATATCCGCGTCTATCGCTGCGTCGCAGGTTACACCATCGAAATGGCCGGCCGCAATGGCGCCAAGACTAAGAGCGAGCTCATTCGCCTGCCTGGCACGAAATAAGCGCCTGTCAGAAGTGCTTAGCGAAATCAGTAAAATCTCGAGCAGTTCGTCGGCATACGAAACTTACTAAACACGGTAAAATCATAATTGTTGAGAGCAATAAACCACAACAATTATGGAGGCTGAGTTTATGGCAAGAGAGTATGTTGTCGAGAATAACGACTTTAGCGAGTTCGAGCATTTGACGCTGAATCGCATCGACCGAAACGGAACCCACTACTATACCGACTGCAAGTGCCCGAAATGCGGCGGCACCGGTAACATTTACTACTACGCCCACGTTGAGGGCGGTGTGTGCTTCCTCTGCGGCGGCTCTGGTGTTCACCCCACGCAAGTCATCGTTCGTCGTGCTGAGTATCAGCGCGAGCTCGATGCCAAGCGTCTTGAGCGCGCTCGCAAAGCAGCACCCGCCGTAAACGCGGCTTTTCTTGAGCGCGAGGGCTTTTCCAAAGACGGCACGGCCTTTATCGTGCTCGGCGACACCTATGCAATTCGTGAAGACCTGAAGGCTGCCGGCGCTAAGTTCAATTATAATCTCGGCTGGCACTTCTCCGCGCCGAATCCCGACTACGCAACCCGCGAGATCACCAAAGACACGATTGTCTTTCAGAATGACGAAGAGACTGTGACCGTACTTCGTGAATTGCCGAACGGCGTGCTCGACTGGCCCTATGACGTTTACTACCTGCAAGAGTATGTCAAGCATCTGCAGGAGGAGTACAAAGCAAGCCTTGCGCCCGTAACTGAGTTCTTCGGTGAGCTTGGGCAGAAGGTTGAGCTTAAGCTCTCCCTCAGTCGTCGCAGCTTTTTCGATACGCAATGGGGCTCCACCGCGCTCTATGCCTTCACCGATTCCGAGGGTCATCACTTCATTTGGAAGACGGCTTCCTGGCCTGACTCCATGACGAAGGTTAACGAGGGCGATTCAATCGTCCTCAAGGGTACGATCAAGGAGCATAACGAGTACAAGGGCTGCAAGCAGACCGTGCTCACGCGCTGCAAGATCGGGGCGTGACCCAGGTCTCCCATATCGCGTCCAAAATTTGGGGATATAAACACCAGGGCCCCAGACCTAAAACGCGATATGGGCTACCCAGGAGCTCCGTAGGATAGCTTAAGGAGGAATGACTTATAGACTGTTATATCGGAGTCCTTCATCGGTCCGAGTATTCCTCGCTCGTAACCTTGGACGAGCTTAAGAATCACATCGAAAGCCAGAAGGAATTTAATCGTAGTTTACGCGCTGACCCAGCGTTCCGTAACTGCCTGAGCCTTTATGTAAAGGTGTTCACGCTCAAGCAGTATGCCGATCGGCGACGCAGCACGGATTTGACCCGTTTCTCGTTCTGCCCTGATTGCGGAAAGAGAATCGACTGGAAGAGCATTGCTGAGGAGCCTCGGCCGCCCTAAACGAAAAGACCGCCCAGGTTAAACCTGAACGGTCAAATCGAGGGCCAGCCAGAAACCATAACGCAAGACGATAATCTCGCATTCAGGTGTTCGACCAGCGATTAAAATGGTGGAGCATAACACCCAATATCCGAACTCGTGAGAGTAGCGGTATTATTGCCCGAAAGATTGAATGTTAGCACAATCCGCTTCCCACCATCTTCATCGTCATACACATATACAGAGTTTACCAATGTATCAATCACGCGCCGTTGGTAATCCTCATCATCAACATTTCCGCTCTTGAACGAAGTAAGCCAATACCTAATGCGGCTCTCGTTCAAGAGCGGTTTTTTCATTTCCTCACGGGCGATACGCCCCTCAATATCAGACTTCTCCTGTTCCAGTTCGTCAAGGCGGTCTTTGGTAGCAGAAGTAATGATACCTTGCTCTATTGCAGAGACAAGGTTCTTTATTTTTTTCTGAACATCTTTCAGTTCAGCGTTGAGACCGTCCAAGTAGGTGGTATCTGCCGATTCTTTTTCGATTATTTCCATAGCCCGTTTTGCAATAAGGGCGATATTTTCATCAGTCAACACATTCTGAACTGTGTAGCGGACTACCAGTTTCTCTATCCAGTCTTTTCGTTCGGATTTCTTTTTACAAGCGTGTTCCCGCTTGGCTTTTGTGCATTTGTAGTAATAATGCACCTGCCCTGTTTTTGATGTGCCACTCTCACCGACCATCGGAGACCCGCAGTGACCGCAGAACAGCTTGGTAGTCAGCAGATAATTTTCGTGAGCTTTCGCTTTCGCCCGTGCTTTCCCGTTGTGTTTGAGCATAGCTTGTACTTTCTCAAACAGTACCTTGTCTATGATAGCGGGCATACCATCGGGAATAACAATGTCCATGAGCTTGTATGTGCCGATGTATTTCTCATTTCGGAGAATCGTTCGGAGACTGTTTTTATTAAAAGCGTTGCCCCTTGCAGTTTTGTACCCACGCTCGTTGCAATAGGCAATGATTTGTGTCGCGGACATTCCATCGGCGTATAGCTGAAAAATCTCTTGTACGATTTTTGCTCCCGTTGGGTCAATCGCATACTTTCTGTCCTCACCCACGGTATACCCAAGCAAAAGGTTTGCCCCTCCCGTGGCAAGCCCTTGGAGGGCGTTTTCTCTGATACCGCGCTTGATGTTACGGGCAAGATTTTCAGAGTAGTATTCGGCATACCCCTCAAGGACGGACTCAAGGATAATTCCCTCCGGCGTGTCCGGCATGGGTTGTTTTGCATAGTAGACTCTCACACCGTTCTTTTTGAGCTTTGCCTTATAGATAGCTGAGTCATAGCGATTACGAGCGAAACGGTCAAGGGTATACATTATCACCGCTTCAAACTGTCCCTTTTCGCTGTCTTTAATGAGACGCTGAAAGCTCGGACGGTTATCTGTTTTGCCGGAAATCGCCCGGTCAATGTATTCATTTATAATGGTGAACCCATTTTTAAGGGCAAACTCGTGACATTCTCTGAGCTGACCCTCTATAGATTCCTCTCTTTGACTATGGCTCGAATATCGAGCGTAAATTACCGCTTTCGTAGTCTCACCTCCAATTCGCGCTTTCTGTAAAGTAATTCAATGGGAATGACGCGCTCAACCGATAGCGTTTGCTTTATCCCCCTCATATTCTTTTCGGTCTCCGAAATCATAAACCATTGCCATGAACTCATGCTTGGCGCGGCGAGGTAGCGCACGATAGACCTTTAGAATGTCCTCCTCGTCCTCATTTTCGGGTACAGCTTTTTCACAGCAGAGGTCTTCTTCATCGGCAAAGAAGTCCATTACAGAGCCTGTCT